CGTGCCTATCTTCGTGGTCAATGTACCCTCTCAGGTGTTTGAAGATTGTAATTACATCGTTGAAAATGTAATGGCTTACGGGGTCGCACATATTCTCAGAATGTGCGTGGCCAATAAAGATGTCCCAACCGCAGGAAATAGTGTCGGGTGCTAACTTCCAAAAGCGCAAAGCGTCAACTGGAAATTGTTTGTCGTTCATTGTTTTCATATTATTTTGATTTTTTGGTTTGAATTCTTTTTGAAATGTAAGCACCGATAAACACCATGTAAATAAGTGTGAATGGATTTTTGGTTAGAAGGAATACGTAAAGCGTTACGATTCCCCAAATTGTTGTTTGCGTTTTGTTCATTGTTTTTCTCTTTGGTTCTACAAAGTAAAGCAGTAAAATTTAATTGTGCAATCTTTTTGAGAAAAAAAATGAAACTTTTTTTTGATCGCATAAAAAAACCCCCGATTTCTCAGGGGTTCAACCAAAAATTAAACTACGAAAACAACGCAAAAACGTGGCTTGCGCTACAAAGATACGAATTTATTTTCCTTCGTCAACAGTTATTTGCGAAACAGTTGTAATAATTGTTCCTGCCGTGATCAAATAACCGCTCAAAGCTACAATCGAGGCGGGGAGCGAAACTGGTGCAGTAGCCAAAGCACCCCCGACCACACCAACCACAATACCAATAGTGCGCAGTTTCTTAAAAAATGGAGGGGTTTCAGCCGTCGCTCTTTCATACACCGACATTTCGTTTGCCTTCTTAGGCATCAGGTTTTTTAGATTTTTCATTATTGATAAATTTAGTTGCAAAAATTTCAGTTCCTTTCAATCCAAGGTAGCCCATTATAAAAGCAATACCGTATTCCGCTGATCCGTTCTCCATTCCCAAACCTTCCACCACAATCGGGGTAAGGTAGTTTGCAGAAAATACACCGCTCGGAATACTTACCAACGCTTTCTTCCATGAAAATTCTTTCTTTCCGATCATAACGAGCGAACCTGCAAATCCTGCGAATGATAGGCCGAGGTTAATACCTAAGTCGTGTAATATTTGCTTCATGGTACAAAGATTTCAAAGTAGCTTAAACCTTCGTTTTGAGACGCCCAAAGACGTGAACCTTCAACGTACAAAGCCATTGCATCTTCAAAGGTTAAATCGTAGGTGGTAACACCTTCTGAATTAGTTACTGCGTAAATCATGATGTAATTATTTCAAGGAATGCTGTTTCACAAACTGCGGTATCGCCTGCGTTATTCTTTTGAACAGTAAAGACAAAGCTATTAGCTACCGATCTATCAATGGTTATATTATTCATTGCGCCTGTATTTACCGTATAAATCAAAGCGTTTGTGGTATTGTTTAGCACAAATCGCAAATTGGTTGAACTTGTTACAATAGCGTACAACTCAACCTGAGTAGAAGTGATGGTAGCACCGATTGCCCCAGGTGGTTGCAATATTGCCGTACCTCCCGTTGTTGTTCCAAACCTTACACGTGGCGTTTTTGTTCCCGTTGTAGAGTAGCTATAAATTCCTGATATACGAATCACATCACCAACGCTCAAAGTATTTGCTGGAATGGTCAATGTTTGTAGTACCACTTCGGTTGTTACCGCTCCTGATATTCCCGCACTGCCTGCAATAGCAACCGCAGGAATCACTTTCGGAAGGCGTGCCTTGTTAAGTGTTCCCGAAGTCATTTGAGACGCTGAAATTTCAATCTGTTTGTTCTTCCATAAATCGGTAGAACTTTCGTAAATCAAAGCATCGTTATTGGCTAACGTTGAAGGGTCAATAAAAACATTGTGAAGTTCGTCTAACTCCCAACCGTTCATGATCTTTACATAGATTTTCCCGTTATTAGCGTGCGAGTATTCCACGTAACCAAGTACCACGATGTGACCCGTAGAACCGTTTGGCTTTACGTTAGTCATGCGACCTGCCGTAGTCGGACTTAAATACAATACGTCACCATCCGCCCATGTTTCACCTTGCAAACTTCCAGTTGTGTTGATACCTTCGATTTGGCCAACGGTCATGATAAAACCTTCTTGGTTGGTTGCAATCGTTTCAATTACAACTCCAATCGTATCGGCTGAATTAAGGTCGGTATTGCCTTGCGCTAAATCAACGGCCAATCTTTGGCCTTGCGCTCCCGTAACCTTTACAACTTGGTAATTTGCTTTCGTTAGTGTGGTGTTTGGTGTTACTTTGTTAACCACACGTGCGACTAAATCAACACCGTTCTTCAACGTAACCGACCCACCTTTCAAAAGTGTTTGCGAGCTTCCAATGGTATCGTTCCATTCAGTCATTCCAACTGAAAGCGCACCCGTTGGGTTTACGTTCAACGCTAATTGATCAGCTGTTAAATTGTACGTGCCGAGGTCTACGTTTTGTGTTGCACCCGTGTAAGGTACACCACCACCGCCACCTCCCGTTGACTTTGCTTCAAGGTCAGCATTTGTCACACCTTCTTTGAACCAATACTCATTCGCACCGCTTCCGCTATCAACGATAACGGTTAAACCAATGTAACGTCTATCTTCGGGAACGGATGTCAAAGCCGAAGCAGTGGAAACAAACACGCCCAAACGATCGTCTACGGGTGCAGGTTTGTTGATTTCTAAATTATCGCTTAATCTAATCATTGTATAGTCATTTGAACGGTTGCTTCCGTTTGCCACATTGTAACGTAAATTGTGTAATCATCCTCGGTATCGTACACTTCAAACAACTGATCGAACGCACCTTGATCGAATGCACTTCTAAACCAATGCGAAAACGAATAAGTTGAAGGAACTGCAAACCAAAGAAACAAATTGCTAACCGCTAACGGGTCAAAGGTAATGTTAATCGGTTGATTGGGTGCAACCGCTATCGTACTACCCTCGTAAAGGTCGATTTCGTTCGTAGCTTCCACGCCTCCAAAGTAACAAACATCGGGGTTCATTTCAGTCGGTATGGTGCAAATAGACAAAGCAAGTGGAACGTTAAAAGATAGCACCGCCCTGCAACCTGCAACCCTATCGCCAAACCTATCCACGAAGTAATCAACGTTAGCATCCACCGAAATATCGAAGTCATTGCCAAAAGTACGTTGGTACTTAATCATGAAATCCCCTGCCAGTTGGGTCATGTCGCTCATGACCTCATCGGGTTGGAGTGTTTGGAAGTTCAAAGCATTTGAACCTGTCGGACGGTCAGCTACCTTTTGGCTTTCCTCAATCTTATCCATGAAAACCAAACCAACGGTAAACGTAACCGAGTTGCTTCCAAACCTCGAAGAATCCAACGTCGCAAAAACTAACGGGTAATAAATCCGATCAATTTCGGGAGTAACAAAATTGGTTATTTGTGCGCTATCAGGGTCGAGAATGTTACCCGTCCCAAACGAATTAACGAGCGGGTGGGTTTCGCTGAACTCCTTTAAGCTTCTTTTTATCGTGTTCCAACTTTGCATCTTTCTCTTTTGATAGGTAAACCCTTAATTTGTCGACGTTCTTTTTGTGGTAACTCATAGATTTTAATAACAGTCACAATCCCGATTGAAGTTAGCTTGGTAACGACTTGCGTAGTCACCACAACAACCGTAGTTATTCAACACCAATCCAGCAGTGTAATTGCGTCGGTTTGGTAAAATAGTATCGATTTGCCCGCTTGGCGATTGATACGCAGGAAAGTCGGTGATATTGGTTAAGATATAACGTGTAATCCTTTCAGCGTACCACTCCGCTTTCGATTTGTAGTAATCAATTAACCTTTGAAGTTCACTCATGGAGGCCTGCGTACTGTTTTGATCCGTACCACGCTCCACGTTCTTGTTTCGTAACTGGAAACCGAAGGCCATCGGGAACTCCATTTGTACAAACATTTGCAAACATGGTTGAATGTAGTCAATAAGTAAGTCCTCATTCTCTTGTGTTAAATCGTCGTCAATGATTTGATTAGCAATTTCTTTGTAAAGGTCGCTACCTAAAATCGGTTGAATGTGCATTTCTTGGCACATGATCAACGTCGGGCGCAACTTAACCATAGAAACGTTTTCGTTAATCAATGAAGCATCTTTTAATTGCTTCTCGGTTATGAATAGGGCTTTTTGGCTCATGCTTTCGGTTTTACTAAGGTTTGCATCCAAGTGTGACGGCACGATGGTCTTGAACGCCCATCAATAGGACTGGTGTACCAACCACCTCTACGCTCCCAAACACTGTACCCCATGATTTGCGAAATTTGGTTAATGTCTTGACGAGTGTAATACCTTCCGAGGTCAACCATTTTCACACAAAATTCACGGCTTCCTGCGATCAACTTTTGTGGACCAAACTCGGGAAGTACGTCGTATTTGTACATGACTTGCACCAATGGTTCACCTTCGGGATTACGTGGCTTAATAAAGTCCTTTGCGGATTCTCCAAGCTCTTTTAACGCTCCACGTATATTGATAGCCTTTGCTTCAATAAGTGCGCTTATACGGTCTGAAATTAGTTCTATTGACTTTCCCAACTTTTCCGCTAATTTATCCGAAGTAATTGCAGGGTCTTTCTCAATCATTTTCAAAATGTCCGCATCAAGTTCGGCATATTCGGAAGCAAATTCTTGCTCCAATAACTCGAAGCCATAACGCATAGGTCTGCGTGTAATTTCCTCAAACTCGGAAGCGTCACGGCCAAACTTTTGAAACAACGCTAACTCATCTTTCTCTTTGCGAAAATCTTGGTGCGTAAATGACTGCGGTTGTTCAGTAACGGTTACTTCGGCCAAAGGTGGCAAACCTGCCTTTTCTCGCAGTTCGTCTTTGGTCATGATTTGAAGCAATGACTGCTCCGTTAATCTTTCAGTGATCGGTTCAGTTGGTTCGATTTCTAACACGCCCAAACCATTGAAAGAAAAAATGTAGTTGAATACCTTTTCCAACTTTTGAACTCGGTCGTTTACATAAACCGCCTTAAATAGTTCGTATGCTTCCACCAACTCAGAACGTCCACCAAGTTGCCCTGAAACACGTACACCAAACAACATCGGGGAGGTTACGCGGTGAGCAACAAAGATTTCAGTTTGGATGGTTTCGTTAAGAATGTTAAACTGCTTATCGAGGTCGTTAGCGTTTAATGGCTCAATCTTTAATCCAGTGTCCGCACTATCGTTAAAGTTCACCACGATACGCTCCCCGTCATCGCCTTTTAATTGCTTTTGTAATTGGCGTTTGATTTCCCTTTGCTCTTCGTTCGAAGGCACTCCATTATTAAAGTTAAAAAGAAATCCACCAAGGAAACCGTTACGTAAGTTGTTCACGTGGTAATTGGCAATACGTGCATCCGTTTCGATGTAGGCAAGCGCACCCAAGTATTCGGGAATGGGGTAGTATCTAACGCTCGGAGCGTATGAACAGTAATAGAATAGTTGCTTACCCAAACGTTTTTCGGGGTCGAATGGCATATACTCCGTAAGTCCTTCGGGGTCTCCAAACTCCTTCCACTCATCTGCGTAATAAAACTTGCTTCCATCGACGTTACGACGTAGGTTACCAAAGTTTTTATGTGCGATTTGGCTAACCTTACCGTTCATATTCCACACGATTTCCAAGGCAAACCCGTTAAAAATTTCAAAGTCAAGTGCGGTTTTGTAAAGAATATCGTTTAAATCGTCGTATGGGTTTGGGTTCTCTAACAATCGGTTCAACTCACCAAGCATTTCGCTCGGTACTTTGTCGGCTTCGTAAGTCCACCCATTACCCGTGATATAGTTTACCTTCCCGTTTACAATAGCGTTATGCTTTGCGCTACGTTGGTACATTTCCAACAAATAATCGGGGTATCGGTTATGTTCTCCGTACATCACATAATCCTTACCGTTCGCAACCTTGTACTCGGGTAACTTCGTTTCAAAGTCCTGTCGTACAATAGGCGAACTGGTAGGCATACCATACGCATTTTTTACTCTTCTTGAACTCATAAATTTGGCTCGATATAAGTTGTATTGTTTTCAAATACGATGTCGGTGTTTTCATTCGCCAACACTTCGTATAATCCAACTTCCAACACGTTTAAAATTTCTTCGCTTTCAGGGTTGACCGCTCCTTCATTACCCTCGTACAATGTATATAAACACTGACCAACGGGTAAATTCCCAACATTGCAATCCCAAGCATCAAAACGGCCAGTAAATGGACTAAGGTTTTGAGATTTTGGAAAGTCGAAAAAATAATCTTCATTGGTTGCTACGTGGTGAATGTTCAAATATACCCATGCACCGCTCACCATGTTTTCGGTAGCGGTAAAGTATAGGCGGTTAACTGCGTTCGTTGTGATCAACTGCATATTTATATAATGGGAAAAAACGAAAATGTAACGAATAAAAAAAGGGAGCGTAAACGCCCCCCTTCAAAATATGGAAAGTGTGTAGGTTTATGTATGTACTACAATCGTTCCTGAGAATTCAACAACGGGCGATTTCTCCATGGAAGTAAACGTCAAAGTCATGCCGTTTAAATCACCCATGGCAGTGCCTGTTGCAGACGTTCCAGTGGTCAAATATACTCCGTTCTCCAATCCCATGATCCATTTTGCACCGTTACGGTCAACGGCTACAACGGCCAATTTAGCTTGCGCTAACAACTTCAACTCATTGCGAAGGCCTGCGGTTAGCTTAGGCAATACGATTGAAAGTTCTGTTTGATAAAAAGTAGTACCATTTTCAACGCTCGATGTTACCGTTTCGGTAAATTGAGCCGTATTCATTGGCAATTCATATTTATAAAACGAACCTGTTACTGTTGAAATTACCCCTGACGATTCAGCGCCATAGGTAATATCCCCGAAGTTTTCCAAGTAAACTTCTTTTAATCCACCAACGCTATCCTTACAAGCGAGAGTGTATCCTGCGGTTAATGCGCAACTCATATCTTTATTTTTTTATTTATGTTCAAAAAAAAGGGTGGGCGATTTCACCCACCCCCTCGGTTAATAGTTCAATCGTTCGATTAGGATGCAGCCATCATGAAACGAGCGCACTGGTCAGGGAATGCGATTTGAACGCCTGCCTTGAACTCACACACGAAACGAACTTCATCAGCTTCTTTTGCGT